GATTGCAAATATCTCGAGTGATCAAAAATATTCTGCTACCTGGAGATTTGTAATGCCTCGGGGAGAATGTGAGGTGTTCTTTGTTTCCTATGATGATCCTATTGGAAAAGTTCACCAGGCGTTTCTTTATGGGTATGGAAAGATGCCGATTCGAGGTTTAAAGTGAGTATGATTATTAACATGTTAGGTCCATTAGTCTTTTGGCTTTTAGAGAAATGGATGACTAATCAAGAAAAGAAAAAAGAATTCCAAGAGTCATACTTTGCATTCCTAGATGCCGTAGAGAAGTCTGGCTCGACAAAAGTAGCAAACCATATTGCAGCCAAAAAGTCACTAAAAGCTGAACAACTAAGAATTTTAAAAGAGAAAGAAGAACTTAAAAAACAACAAGGTGGCGAGTGATGAAGCAACTAGTCCTAAGTTTAATTAGCGCTCTACAGGCTTTTCTAGATAAGCTTGAAGAGAAGACGGAGCCAAAGAAGGACCCAAAGCCAAAGCACAGTAGAAACAAACGATTGCTTGTTTTTGCTTCAAAAGAAATTGGAGTAAAAGAAGTACAAGGATCAGGCGATAGTGCCCGCGTGGTTAAGTACCATGCTTATGCTAGGGAGGATAACGACATCAGTAAGGCCCAGCCGGATTCCACTCCTTGGTGTGCTTCATTCATTTGTTATTGTCTTGAGATGGTCGGTATGGGTTCAACTAACTCCATGGCAGCACGTAGCTATCTTAAGTGGGGTAAGTCAGTTAAGAAAGATCCACTTCCTGGTGACATCGTTGTTTACTGGAGGGGAAAGAAAAGTGGTTGGGCTGGTCACGTTGGGGTGTATTTAGGTCAAGTGGATGGCCTCATTTATACTCTAGGTGGTAACCAAAGAGATGCTGTGAATGTTTCAAGATATAGTACAGACAAGCTGCTTGATATTCGAAGATCAAGCCGAATGAAAAAACTTTCTAAACAAGAAATTCTAGAACTTAAATCATTGGCTAATAGAATTATAAATGGTCATAAGGTAGAATTAGGTGGCAAAGTAGTCTAATGGCAATCGAATTAACAAACAGGACATTAAATGCCCTAAGGCAAACTAATATCGAACCGAATATGATAGTTAAATTTGATGGCTATGATATTCTTTTTAGTGTTGTTGCGGTCCAAGAGTTAATTCGCATCGGAGATCCAGGTCTTTTTATTGATGGAACTTGGTTTATCGGTGGTCTAAGACCTATTGTAAACAATAGAACTTTACTTGATCTAGATTCAACGACTACAAGAATCACACAGCAGATCAATTTTGATGAGGCTAGAGGTTCATCTGTATCGACTATGAACCTTTCTTTCATTGATAAAAACAATGAGATCTCTGCACTTATCTCCCCAGGGATTGTGTTACCAGAAATGTTTGGTCGCAAGGTCCAGGTGTTTCTAACATTTGGTACATCGTCATTTTTTGAAGATTCAGTTGAGATATTTAAAGGCTTTGTAACGGCATGGGACAGCGGTGCTGGGAATATTAAGTTTAAAATCAATCATCCTGAGAATAAAAAGATGGTTGATCTATTTATCTCTCCTGAAAATGCGCTTGAGGCTACTATAAACTCTGGTGTGACAAGTCTTACCATGGAAGACGCTTCCACTTTGTTTGAGCCAACCGGCCCTATTTCTTCTTATTTACAAATTGAAGATGAAATTATTGAGTTCACTAATGTTGATACAGCTGTAGATCCTGACGTTGTTTCTGGTCTGACTAGGGGCTCGCTTGGGACAGCCGCTTCAGCTCATAGTGCTGGAGTTCAGATAAGACCTTTTTATGTAATGGAAGGCAATCCATTAGACCTTGCTCTTCAGATTATGATGAGTGGTTGGGGTGCAGATCCAGTTTATGAAGACGTTCCTTTTACTCATGTAGTCCGCATTGGATCTGGTAGCGATGAAGTGCCAAACAGTATATTTTTTAGGAATGTAAACGTTCCTCAAGACTATAACGTCCAAGTTGGTGATACTGCTACAATAACTGGAGCATTCAATGCTGCTAACAATATTACAGCTGCTACAGTGTCAGCGGTCGAGCTTTTTGAGGATGGATACTATATCCAGTTTTCTGGCGTATCTATGGTCACAGAGCTTGATACTTCAGCGACCGTTAGCTTTTTTACCCAATACAATACTATGCCAGATGGAATGAGAATGCGGCCTGATGAGGTTGATATCGAAGAACATATTAGAGTTCGAGACTTCTTTCATTCTGCAACACAGGTTCGCATTGGTTTAAAGGAAGAGGAAACCCAAGGAAAAGAGTTCCTTGATGAGGAGATCTATAGACCAATTGCTTGTTATTCTATCCCAAGAAAAGCCAGAGCTTCTGTAGGATTTACTATTGGTCCAATTCCAGGGGCTGATATTAAGACACTCGATGAGACAAATGTCAGAAATGGTGACCGCTTAAGGCTTAAAAGGTCTACGAAAGAAGCATTTTTTAATCGAGTCTTTTATAAATATGAGGACGATTTGACGGTAAGCGAGACTCAGTTTCTAAGAGGTCGCCTAAGAATTGATCAGAATTCCATTGATGAAACTGGTGTTACTAGTGATCTTATTATAGAAACAAAAGGTCTTAGATCTGATTTAAACGCTGTGAATCTTATTGATTCAAATGCTCAAAGATATCTAGACAGATATGCTAGAGGGGCTCAAATCATTAATCCTATTGTGCAGTTATCAACGGCTGTGGGGATTGAAATTAATGACATCGTGGTGGGTGACTTTAGGGCCTTGCATGTGACTGACACAACCACCGGAAACAGGTTATTTGAACCAAGGTTCTTTGCAGTAAAGAATAAGAATCACAATATTCAAACGGGTGAAGTGGAGCTTGAGTGTTTGGATACAGGCCTTGGTCTTGATACAAGATACTGTTTGATGTCTCCATGTTCGCCCCTTGTTAAGATTCTAAATACTAAGACGATCGTGATCGGCCCTGATCCAATGTATCCAAGTAAGTTTGGAGATGATGAGTATCGTAAGTGGCTCACGGCTATCGGCCCAAGAGATCCTATATCCATTTTAATTAGGGACATAGACGGCACTGTGAGCCACGACAATGTAGTAGAATCAATCGATGAGAATACATTCACCTTAAGGGATGACCTTCCAGGAACGGTCGCTACAGGGCAGCTCGTTGAGTTTACAGGATATGTTGACGACGATGTATCAGATAAACAAAGATTAATTTACGGTTTTATGACCGATTCGGCGACTTTCCCAGATGGGGAAAATCAGTACACAATGTTCTAGGGGACACCATGGCAGATTTAACACCTTTTGCAGATAGAATGAATGATGTGGAAATTCAAGCAAACGCAGGCTTGAGTGAGACTCTTATGCGTAGACTAGGATCTAATATTAACTTCTTGTTAGATTTCCTTGGAGTCTCTGATGGTGCCACTACTCCGTCTGGATCGCTTAATAATTTAGCAAATGCTGCGGCTACAGCAGACGCACACATAATGGATAATGTAGCTAACTTTTTAGTCGGAGGTGGTAGCCAAGTTGTTGAGGTTTTAGGGAATGAGCCAAGACAAGAATTTCTTAACAGTGTGCTCTATTTAGTCATCACTCCTGACCCAGGAACTACTATCTCGTTTGATTTTGACTGGGGATCACCGACGGTAAATGATATGAGACTAGCGCCGACAACCGGTGGATCAGCATTTGCGTTGCCACAAAACGTCAGAAACGTAGCTTTTGGTGCAGCTGGTGATAATGCATTAGCAGATGCTTATGAACCTACCGCCATCTCTCAATCTGCAACGTCTGGAAATGTAATATTTTCAAAGATGCTCAATACCGGTACCGCAGTATTAACTTCTACGGAACCTGGAAGAATCATCTTTCCTCTTGGAGTAATTGATTATCGAGATGTTACTGCCAATTACGACGTTGATATCTCTTTGGGTGGTACAGTTACTAACATTCCAAATGCTCAGTCTGTACAAATTTACAGAGAATATCGACTCAATGTTGGTTCCAACGCTTTTTAGTAATTGGCAAATGCATCTCTAATCATTTGTTGCTGAAGTTCTTTTGGTTTTTCTCCATTAGGACCAATGACGGTTAAACCTAAGTTCTGTAAAGAATAGCGAAACGGGTTAATGCCTGGGTGTCCCCATCCACTCCTTAAAGTATTATATCCATGGGAGTTAAACTCAATGGTATCCATTAAGTCGTTTTCAAAAGCAAATACAAGATCGTCGTAATTTAAATAACCATTATGGTAACTTTCAGATCTTTGGCCACGATCGTACCATTCTTTTCTTTGTTCGGAATCGATGGTTAATGATCTGTTTACTAATGGATCTGCTATGACGCTGCCACCTGGAACAAATATCTCAACGACACAATATTTATTGCTAGATACGATCGGGTTAGGAGCATTATCAAACTCATAGCTTTCAGCCTCAACTGTAAACTCATCTAGGAGATTTACTACTTCAGTACATAATTCAAATGGATCTGATGTTTCAGTAGTCCCATGTAAATAAGCAACTACGGTCCAAATCATTTGATAATCTTGATACTTCTTTTCTCCATTTTCAGTTTCAAAATACATCTCATTAAACTGTGGTTCATTTTCCACAAGGTCTTGTGCGTTTGGTCCGAGTTGAGATTTATTGTTTGGAATAAAGTCACCGCACATTAGGCAACTTGAAGATGTTGACGACGATCCACCACCACCGGGCTTACAGTTGATTAGAAACAAGCTGATAAATAATAAGAATACAGTTTTCAATTTGGTCTCCTTGGTTATATATACCTATCGGAAGGACCAGGGAAAACTTTAGGATTTTGATTCTTTTATTCGTTTTTCTCGCTCTTCTCGAGCATCAAATATGGCGTTCTCATATTTAAATCGTTGGTAATACGGATCATTCTGATGCACTGGTGTTTCAGTTAAATACTCATACGTAATAAGACGACCTTCAAAATCCCTGACTTGGTTGAAAAAGACTCTTCCTTCTTTTTTTCTAGCTATCGTTGGTATGACCAGGAATTCCATGTACATCCTTTACAAGTTTATTCATTTCATTAAAGTAATATCCTCGTTCTGATAATTCAAACCATAACGTGACGAATCGATCACACATTTGTTTCCAGCCAATTGTATGCTGAAGTTGGTGATGCTCTCTACACAACGGGATTATGTTCTCTTCTTTGTCGCATAATGTTGTAGCATAAGTTTTGATGTGTGCTGGATCTGATCCTGGTCTCCCACAAGCTATACAACTCTTTGCGTAATACTTACTTCTTAATTTGGCATCTTTCATACGCACCACGAAATAAAAAAGGCCCTTTATTAAGGGCCAAAAAAGGGATACTTTTTTAAACGTAAAATCTTTACCGGTCTCGAAGTTATCGAATCCGGTAAGTAAAAGCAAACAAAAGAAAACCTATTAATGGACCGTGAAATAGCGCTTTATGAAAGCGACAGGTGACGGGGAAAGCATACTGAGTATGTGGGGAAGCTTACGTCAACTTGAGATTCGAATTCCAGAAGATCCAAGCGGAAGGCCATTGAGTGTTGGGATTGGTTCCAATCATAGGGGTGGGGAAACTCAAAAATAAACCACCACCATTGAATTTTTTTCAATTTATGCCGTCCAGGTAGATTTATTTGTGCCTAAAACAAGCCTTTTTAAGAAAACATCCTGTTCTCTGCTGCTGAAACTCGGGCTCCTGCCCTCGCCCCTTCGGGTACATTCAGCCAGCCTATTGACTATGTTTATATTTATAGCATATTATTTTAATGTCATGAGTCAAGACCAAGATTATCAGTGTTATAATTGTTTTGATATCGGCTACGTCCAACTTAAGGATAAAGCAGTCGTTGCTCACTGCTGGTGTGCCACTGGTGATAGTAATAAAAAGTTAAGACCTCGCATTCTTCAAGCTATTAGAAACTCCAATTTCGAATTTATTAAGATAAGACCAAAGCATAACGGACCTGCCAACTCTGAAGAATTTTGGAAGCGTGCTGAGATGTGGAAAACTATGTTGAAAAACTCTGAAGACTTCTGGTCTAAGAATTATATTAAAAGGAAATCATCATTACCTTATAAAGATAACTAATCGCGTAAAGCCTTTACAGGTATCCCTGCTCAACATTACAAAGCGAGTCATACAAAAGGGGATATTCATGAAGATTTTAGAAGATGGGACACTATCGATAACCGTTACAGGTTTGATGGATTTCTGTAAAACTCCAAAGCATTTCAAATGGTTTCAGATCGATAAGAAACGTAAAGAGTCTGCTTCAATGACTAGTGGAACCTTATTGCACTTATCAGTCTTTGAGCCACAACGATTTGAAGATGAATACTATTCAGATGTTACGATTCCTGAAGAATTTACAATGTTAAAGACAGTGAAAGATTTACAAAGGTTCCTTGATTCTAGGAATGTTGTTTATAAAAAATCGGCTTCTAAACCAGAACTGATTCAAATAGCTGATCCTTTAGTTCAGAGTGAAGAATTTACATACATCTGGGATAAGTACATCGAGACCTATGCGGATAAACAACATGTCCCCACAGGGGTTTATGATCAGGTGATGGCTATGACTGAGTCGGTTCACCAGCATCCCTTCTTTAATAGGTATGTTGGTTCCGGTGACGTTGAGACCAAGATGACCACCATGATTAATGGAGTTGAGATTCGAGGTCGTCTAGACTGGCATTTTTTCAATGAAAGAATGAACTATTATATAGTCGCTGACCTAAAGCAGGCTGTGTCTGCGCAGATTAATGCTTTTGAAAGAAAGTGCTACCATGAGAAATATTTCATTCAAGCTTACCTTTATAAAAAAATGGTGGAAGAACTCTTTAGTAAAGAAGCTTTATACACTTATATAGCTGTCGAACCATCGGCTCCTTATATTTGTGAGGTTTATGCTGCTGACGATGGTCACCTAAGTGCTGCTGAAGAATTAGTAAACGCAAAAATTGAACAGTTAAAATACTGCGTAAAGAACAATTTCTGGCCTGGTTATAGTGATCAGGTCTTAAGTAATATCGGTTTGCCGTCTTATGCTTACGATGCTGTGGAAAAGGAGTTGGAATGTCTGAAGTTGAAGAAAATGTAGAAGAGAATGCTCCTGTAATATGTCCAGTTGATCCAAAGGGTAATTTTATTATCCTAGATCAGATTGCTTTAAATAGAGCGGCTCAGATGTGTATTAAAACACAACTAGCACCACCTCATCTAGTAGATCAGGGTGGAGTGGCAGCGGTGGCAGCAGCTCTTTTGATGTGTAAGCAGTTTAATCTACCTCAAAAAGCTATGGGTCAGATGTCCTTTATTAAAGGAAGACTTACTGTTTATGGTTCTCTATATACAGCTTTAGCTCAGAGACATAGCCAATATGGTGAGCATGAGATCTTCTTTGTTGATAACAACATCGAAAAGATCTGTGTTGAGAATAAGAACTTAAAAGAAGAGGCTTGGGCCTGTGTCATTAGGGTTAAAAGAAAAGATTCTTCTATATGGAATGAGTATTTCTTTTCACTTGATGATGCCGCCGTTGCTGGCCTAACGGCTAATCTGAAGCCATCAAGTCCTTGGCGTAAATACATCAAAGATATGCTTTATCACAAATGTAAATACAGAGCTTTTAGTAAAGAGTATGCCAGTGTTTTAGAAGGTATTGATTACCACGAAGATGTTATTGAATCACTGGAAGGTTTTAAGGATGTGACTCCAAGGGATGGTGGCACCGCACAACTAATTAACGAGGATTTGGGTTAAAGTTTTACGAGAATGATTATAAATCAACATTCCCGTCAGGTCATAATCTGGAACAAAGGCTGTCAACGCTTTATTATTTTGATGAGCTTGAGAAGCTTCACGCAGGTATGACTTTTAAAGAGATCGCTCACTCTTCTAATTTGGATGTAAACAATGTTTACGAAAAGATTAGGAGAGCTGAGAGTAGGGTATTAACTTTTATTATTTTAAAGAAATTAGGTTTGGGGAAGGGCGCTTAAAGATAAATAGTGAGAGTGTCTTTGTGCTAGGGCGTCCTTCCCTGATTTAAGGAGAATGTATGGTGGTTTACCTTTTATTTTGTTTAGTAATACTATTTTCATTTCTAACATTAGGTTTTTGGAATCTTTGGATGAACGCCAGGGATGAATTGTTTGAAGTTAAAATTGATCTTGAAAACAAGGAGTTTCATATTAAATGCATAAAACAAACTAGAAAAGCTTTATTTGAAAGCTATTCTAATCTTTTAGAATGCTCAGCTATTGCTGCTAATGGATCGATAACTCCAGAAATTAGGAAAAAGATTTCTCGTATTCATATGAATGAACTGAGAAATTTTCATATTTTTGAAATGTAATTTAAACAGCGGCAAAGGAGGAAATATGTCAGCTGAAAATGTGATCGCTCAGGTATTGGGTGGAGCAAAGAAAGTATTGGATAACGTAACCACTGTGGGACAGGCGCGTGAGCAGATGGGTCTAGAAAAAGATTACGCTGCAACTGTAAACGGTGAAGCGCAGTCTGATGATTACACGCTTCGTGGCGGAGACTTCGTTTCTTTCTCACGTAAAGTTAAGGGTGGAAACTAATTATTAACCGGGGGAGTAAAATCCCCCATACAGTTAGAGGTAAAAATGGCAGATATACGGGATAATCAAACGGCAACATCAATACCACGACGAGTGGTGGGAAGAAATTGTTTTGATTTAGGGTCAGAAGAAAGTAGATCAAATCTTATACGTCGTACAGAAGAGATGCTTGAAATGGTTGATTCAATTGAACCAAATGAATCCGATAGTGACGATGGTGAATCAGTAAATTACTTTGATAGATATAGAGCAGCCGATCATTTTGAATATGTAGTTATCAATAATACAGTTCACTCATTAACCAGTGATCATGCAACCAGTAAGCTGTTTAGCTTACTAAAAACAATATTTTCTACTTTATGTGATGAAAATAGATCATTTTATTATGATCACTTTTCACAGAACGGAATTCTATTTACTGTAATAAATAATGAAGACGTATTTATAAGTAACGATCAGTTAACTGCCAAATTTACTTATAATGTAAAAGAAAATAAAATTGATGGTATCTACTGTGAAGAAGGCGCAATAAATATTATAAATGAATATTTATTGGGCATTAATCGACAGGACATCATTCATATATCTAGAAACCATGTAGATCTTTTCGATAACTATCCTATACCTGAAAAAGATATTGAATATCTAAAGTTTATTGGAACAATTGGTAACAATATTGATGTGTCTCAATTGATTGATAAAACAATGGTTCCGGATAGAGGGCACATTAAATGGGGAGAGCTTAAAGCAATACAGTTAAGTAAGATTACATTTTTGCTAAAGAAAGCTGAAGAAGCAGGATTTGATTCTGTAACAAAAAGAAATATTTTTTTATTTTTTGATGGATATAACAACATCATTATTAAGGAAAATAGAACAAGTAATTATTACCTTGTTTATGATTGCACAGAAGATGTTTTTACAAAAATCGGTGAGAGTTCAACTTTAGCGACAATTTTCTATGGAAAATCAAATCGAACAACATTGTTTTTAAGTAAAAATGATATTCAGCAAATCATGAGTATGTATTCTCAGGAAAGATCTTGTTTATTAAATGAAAATGAAATGGAAGACTTACATGAGGTTTATGATGGTCGCCGATTAAGAGTTAAAGACTTCTTTAAGAGCAAAGAAGAAGAGATTATGGAAAACAACATCGAGGGCACAGAAAGATGGTTGTTTGCCTATTTTACACATAATCTTTTAACCAATAGTACAGAAAACCTTAATTATATTATTAATATCGCTGATTCTGCTGGAATAAATACAGAAGACTGGAACTTTAAGGAAATATTTTGTGATGACAAAGGTCGTATCGATGTCACCGATAAAAGAGAATTAAACAATAAGATCTTTGCCACTAGGATGCCATCAGAAATCATTGGTGCTACTAAGCCGGAAGTGCAGAAAGTTATTACACAAGAGGACATCGATTATGTCTATGATTTAACTATTAAAACATATGAACAGTTTGAAGGTGATTTCGAAAGTAAATTATCAGAGGCTGAAGAGAAAATGTTTCATCTTCGTGATGAGTATAAATCCTCAGTAGATAAAATGAAAAAACTTAGAAGAATTCAAGATAGTAAAAATGGCAACAAGTTTTATGGTAGATCAGCTCTTAAGAAGGAGCTATTAAGTTTATCAAAAAGTGGCCTTTTTGAATTTATTGGTATTGATGATGATTATATTATTTTCAAAAACATAGATCCAATTTATCTTTCACACAGTTTTTATGGAAAAAGAAGCAACATATTAATAGGAACTTTCTTATTTAAAGTTAGGTTTTCAGACTTTAAGGTTAGAGTTGAATGTGTAGATAAAAGCGAAACGCCATATATGGATTATAAGCATCCATATTTGCCAGTTAATGGATGGCTTTGTTTTGGCGCATCTAGTTCAGATAAACAAAGCTTTTATTATCATAACAACATTAAAGGTTTAATGTTGTTGGTATATGACCTTTTATGTTCCTATGATCCAAGTGAACCTTACAGAAGGTTAGAATTCTTTTTAGAAATAGATACTGAAGTACAAGAAGCACAGGCTATTTTAGACAGAAAACTTAATGATTCGCAATATGATGAAGCGATGAAGAGTTTTAACGAAGGTATTATTGAAACCTCTTTTTATCAGGAAAGTCGCGGAGCTGTAGCATTAACAAGTGATCGCAAGATTTTAAAAGGAGATGATGCTAGAAATTTCCTTGAAGAAGAGCGATCTAGAATCGATGAAGATGAAGAAGAAAGTGGTTTTTAAAAAAGGAGTACGGGATGTTATTTAAGGATTTTAATGTGATCTTACCGTTTAAGGTAAGAGAGAAAATACAATATTGGGTTGATAAATGCGACAAGGAGATCAGTGGCCTTGGAGACGCGTGGGTAGACTTTGATCAAAAGATCATTAGTATTACCGATGCATTCTTAATTGAACAAGAATGCACAGCAGTTGAAACGGAGATGGACGATAAAGCTATTGCAAAAGCAATGTACGATGCTCACGTCGACGAAACTAACGGTAGGAAGAGGAATGTAAGGTTTTGGTGGCATTCACATGTCAATATGGCTGTGAGCTGGTCAGGAACTGATACTGATACAATGGGGAAGCTAAGCGAGCATGGTTGGTTTTGTAATATCGTTTTTAATAAGAAAAGAGATATGAGATGCGCCGTCTCTTACCCTCAGACCATTGAGGCACTTGGATTCAAAGAAACAATTGTAAAAATTGAAGACAACATTTCAGTGGTGGTGTCATCACCATTTACAGCAGATGAGATGAAGAATTTTGATGATTCTTATAAAGCAAACTACCAAGAGAAAGTCATTGCTGTACCTGGAAACATTGATTTTAACTATGATAAATCAATCTATAATCCTGGAGATGTTCTGAAAAGTGGAAGGAAATTCCTTTGGGGTACTAGCTGGTTAAGCGTTACTGAAGATCCAAACAATGATATTTTTTTAGAGTATCGATACACTGGTGAACAGTTTGCATTCTGGGAAAATCCCGAGAGATTAACCAAATATACTCTTGAGCGAATGCCATCGAATATTATCAACATACTTTATAGAGAAATCGAAGGTATGAACCAGCATGAGGGTCTTGCTAATTTCTTAATCGATTTAGGTGATAAAAAACTAGATGCAGAGACTGATCCTTTTTCTAATTGGGATAACATGAGTCTCGATGAACAGCAGGATTTGATGGATAGAGCAATGAAAGGAGAGTATGAAAATGGATCAATACTTAACTAGACAAATGGATATATTACCGCCAAGTAAGCTTGGTTTGGAGATTGCCATAGTTGGTGCTGGAGCTATTGGATCTCAAACAGCTATGTGCTTGGCGAAGATGGGTTTTACCCTAATATCAGTTTATGATTTTGACGTAGTTGACGAGGAAAATATGAACTGTCAATGGTATGGACCAAGTGATATTGGATCATCTAAGGTCACTGCTATAATTGATAATGTAGAGGCACTCACCAACGTCATTATTGGAGGTTATGAACAAAGGGTTGATAGCGAAAATAGAATAAAAGGGACGCCTGATGTAATCATTTGTGCTGTGGATTCTATGAAGGTGAGATCTGAGTTATGGGACATGTATAAAGATTCAGCCATCAAATGGTGGATCGATCCAAGAATGGGCGCTGAAGAGGGCCTATTATATGGAGTTAATCTTCGCGAAGAAACATCAAAGATTCGATATGAAAAGACTCTTTATACAGACGATGAAGCTGTTCAAGAGGCATGTACAGCCAAGGCGACGATGTATTGTGCTATGATTTTATCCGGCCAAGTGGCTAAGAAAGTAAAAGACATTGCTGTGGAAGATCCTGTAAATCACACATTGATGATGAATATTAAAAAAGATGACTATTTAAGTTTTGGCGACACAAACGTACAATAAAGGAGAACCAAATGAATGTAAAAAAAATTAGGATTAGTTCCTGTAAACTAGGCAACAATAGCCGTTTAGATATAAAGGAAAATGAGCTTTCTGGACTTATGTCTTCAATTAAAAATGAAGGATTACTTGAACCTATTGGTGTAAGTAAAAAAGGAAGAAAGTTTACTGTAATTTATGGCAATAGAAGGTTTCTTGCTTGTTCAAAGTTGGGATTTAAAACAATCGACGCTGTTATCCATGAAGATATGGATCAGACTGACATGGATTTGAAAAATCTAGCAGAAAACGTTCAAAGAAGAAATCTTACTCTTACAGAAATGGGTCGTTATATTATGGCTTTAGAAAAACAAAATCTCAGCCAACAAGAAATCGCAGTAAGACTTGGTGTTAGTAAGGAATACGTCAGTATTGCTAAAACAGCGTTTCAAGATATTCCTCTTAAACATAGAAAAGACGTTGAGGTTACGTTTAGTAAGAAGGTAAAGCCAGGTAAGTTGTCTTTAGCTGCGGTTAATGTTGTTAGAAAAGCTAAAAGCAAACATGGATTAACACCAAAACAAACAGACAAGCTTTATGACATTGCTAAACAAAAAGGCTTTAGTTTTGGTGAAGTAGATTCATATGTAAAAGAAATTACAAAATCAAAAACTAAAAATGGGGCAGAGATATTTAAAGATATCAATGATTCCAAAAGACAAGTTAATTTTCAATGTAAAATGGATGCAGATCAATTTGAGAGAATTTATAAAAAACACGTCACCAATGGACCATACAGGTCAATGAACCAAGTTTTTAAAGCTAGGCTTAATGGAGAAATTAACTTTAGGGTTAAAATATTTTAGTATTAAAAGCGGCCCCTTATTTAGGGGCCGTGGTATCGTCTGATACCAAGGAGTTCATCCGTTTCTTGATCATTTTGCTATATAGTTCGGCACTCTCGAGGTCGCCATTCATTTCTGAATCTAGTTTTCTTGAATGTAGGTATCTTAAAACAATATCGATTTCCATTTGAACTCCTTGATATAATTACTCATCGGCGAAACCTATAAAAACTTTAGGACCTTTCTCTAGAATTATTCTCATTTAGATACTTTTGTCTTTAGTCTAGATAGAATTGGCTGTGATCACGCGGTCCGCAGTTTTAAACGACTTACATATTCCGTGGCATGATCCAGTCTCTGTGGCTTTGGTTTTAGATATAATCGAAGACATTGGAGCTGACAGAATCATCCTTAATGGCGACCTATTAGACTTTTATAATATTAATGCACACGGCCCCAAGCATCCCATCGTTGGGACTCTGTTAGATGATGAGCTGTCTAGAGGCCGCATGTTCCTAAATGATCTCAGAGCCCGTTTTAAGAAGCAAGAGATCGTGTTCTTATTTGGTAACCACGAACACAGGTTAGAAAGATTCATTATAAAGAACTGTAAGGCCCTCTACGACATCATAAGCCTTGATAAGCTACTTGGCCTAGGTCAGCTGAAGATCAAGTGGTACAGGTACAATTCCAGGTATCAGATCGAAGATTCTAATGTGTTTGTCCAACACTCGCCGCCAAGCTATGCTAAAAACGGCGCTATGGTATCTCTTGAGCGCAATCTTGATGTCAGCACTATCTATGGATGCACACATCGTGAGCAGAAAGCTGTTAGAAATGGTGGATCTGGTAACAAATACTACTGTTATTTTAATGGATGGCTAGGAAGCACAACCCTAAGTCCTGAACATGCTGAAATATTCAGCTACACAAAAGGGCATGAGAACTGGCAGCAATGCTTTTCGATTGTTACCATTGAGAATAGAAAAGATGCCTTTATTGAGCAGATCTCAATTAATAATCAGAAGGCTACATACAATGGGTACGTTTATGGATGAACCAATGGAATACAATGTGAATGAAGATGAAGTGGCGATGGTGATCACCCATGAAAAAGATAGGAAGATGATCACACTACAATTCGTATCAGCATCCGAAATAACTGGTGCTGAGCTCCTGGATTATTTGGATCAGTTCGTAGATTTGAACATGGACGATCCTGATGGGATATTTAATGACTCGGAGCAAGTTGAAAGAATCGTTCAATAAAAGCATATTCAAGGTCCGTATTATTTGCAATATCCTTTTTGTATGCTGGCCCTTCTGGTTTCCACCCGGTGCTTGAAGGGCTTTTTTATGCTCCGCGCATTTGTAATTCATTTATATTAGTTATTATGAATTTAGAAACACATCCCAAGAGGAGCAGACTATGCCAGACAACAAAGAAGCATCACAGAGTAAATCACCTAAGCCCGCCCCAAAAAAAGCCGTAAAAACCCAAGGAATTAAAAGGAATTACAGTAAAGTAAAGGCAATTCAGCACGACTGTTTTAAATTAGAGCCTGCTGAAATGGCAAAGAATATGAGCTGGATTAAAAAAGAACCTCGTTATGAGTTCTTTGAGCATTGCCATACTTTCCATTCATTTGATTCTCAAGGAAGGAAGCAATTCTATTCAACTCCTATTGGCGGACATTTCCATAAGATGGAATTCATCGAGCATGATGAAGGCCATATCGAAGCTAAATGTGTCTCTGGCCCACTCCATTGGAAAAACGTATGGAATGATCAAACCGAGCGCCATGAGCGCCAGGCCGTCCCTGTTAATCCTAGAGACAAACATACTCATGAAGTGACTTATATTCATTCAGAGAAGATTGTAAAAAGAAAGATCAATATGGATGCAGCTAAGCTTCTCCAGGCCAATTCTAAGCTCACAGAAGTACCAGATGGGACTGAAGCCTAATGATAACTAATCCTAGAAAAATGGTTCAAAAGCGGGTCGAGGCCCGTTTAGAATCAATTAAGGATCTTGAAGGTGAGATTCTTGAAGCCATTAAAAATGGCGATCAGTACAGAAACTTCCTAGATGGCCTTACTAATAAGCTCATTAAAGCAGCAGCATTGGTCGCTCGTCGTGGAAAAATAAAAAAGCTAAGTGACTCAACTATTAACACCACCATTGACGACTTCACCGATCATTTTGTCCAAGCATTTAAACATGATCAATTGCTTAGAAATGAGACAGAATCTCAGAGACTTGCCAGAGAACAGAAGATTCAAGACAAGAAAGACCTCGAGAAGACCCTAGATGGAGACGTCAGTGGTGTATACCAAGAACTGGGGGTAGAGATTGTCGACCGAACAGAAGACCTCGAAGAGGAAGAATAAACCAGGAGCCGGAGCTCCATCCAAATGGGACCCAAAATACTGCGATATGATCGTAGATTATTTTAATCGTCCCCCTTATACCAAGAAGGGTAGAAACCTAGTCCAAACAGATTTTCCATCATTAGCAGGATTCTGCGTAAGTATTGGAATTTCCAGGGATACTCTGCATCGATGGTCTAAAAAGTATCCAGAATTATCTGACGCGATACATAAAGCCAAGACATTCCAAGAAAATTGGCTTTTAACTAACGGTATGAGCGGCAGATTAAATACATCATTTGCTCTCATGGGCATGAAGAATCTACACGGCTGGGCTGATAAAGTTGAAAATAAGAGCACAGTCGAAATAGATAATTTAGTGTTTGATGATGAAGATGAATAGGTTTGGCTGAGCCCTTGGGAGAACACTCTAGTGTTCGGTCCTGGGTTAAAAGGTGTGAAAGGCTCAGCTGATTAAAGGAGATAAAATGACTTTAATTCAAGCCACTGCATCGGGACTTCCGTTTGTCAGAAAATCATGGAATTTGAATCATGCCTATAATCCAAGATGGATTATTAAAGACTTAAAAAATAATTATTTAAGATTTGAAGACTCTTTTGAGTTTTATCATCCTACAGAAAAAGACATTCTTTCTGATGACTGGCTTGTAAAAGAGCCAAACCGTTACTTGTGGGCCTATAAGCCAGCAGACGAATGGTTAATTTCATCTCACATCCATAGTGATCAAGAAATGGAAGAGCTTGGCTATATAATTGGCCAAGACGCCATTAAATTAGAGGAAATAGAGTAGCAATGATGCTTAACTGTCCAAATCCAGGAAATGAAAGCCTCGAAGCCGTCCTCATGAGATTGTATAAATTATGCATAATCGCAATTATCGGGACAATTCTAAATGCCTGCTGTATAGGCATAATGGTGATTATCTATATATCAACTTTAATTTGGTGATAATTGATTAATCTCCATACCAACAAAATGGAGAACAAAATGAATAGACACAATAAATTTAAATACATGGCATTTTTTGCAATTTTACTCTTGATCTTATCGTTTTTTGTAGACAACCCATTTGAGGTTCTTGAGCAAGCTATGCGGGGGATGGAGTGAGTAAGCCTAGCCACTACTATTTTCCCAAAGATAAGCTGGAACATTTTATCTTCTCAGATGAAGTGAAGAAATATCCTCATGGCTTTGAATGCTTGGTTAAGAGGTCCGACTACGATAAAGCAATTCAATGGCATAGAGCCAAGATGCTTGAGGAGCTTGAAGACATCACTGAAGAACTAGAGCGTTCATTTTCAAAGCTCAAGTATGCAAAGTGGGAAGGAATAGAAGATTGGTCACTTAATATTAATAGATCAATTGCTAGGCTCCGAAGCCTTAAGGAGGGGGAATGACAGTTGAAATACCAGTATGGCTTCTTTATGTTATCTACTTCGTTGGCGGTTTGTTTGGCTTGTTAATTATTGGAGCCATTCTTTTTCTGGCCTACCTAGGATGGGTCTTTATTAAATGTTTGGAGGGACCATGGAGATGACCCTCGAAGACTTCCTCAAAGAAACCAAAGAGCTTTGTGATGGGGCGACTGAGGGGCCTTGGGAAAGTTTTGGGTCACGCTTTGATTGGCGCTTAGAAAATAATAAAGGCTGTGTAATAGCTAGGTCAGAGCTAGAATTCGGAAATACTACTGACTTTATGGCTGACGCTCGCACAGCCATTCCGATCCTGCTTGAGATGGTGGAAATATTAAAAAAGCAAGTTTGGTGTTCACACAATCAGCACGATTGTAATGAGATAGACAAAGAACTAAACCAAATCATCCAGAAGCATAGGGGGGAGAATCACACAAAGCCGAATCAAGTTGAGGTTGTTGAAAATGTGAAGAAAGAAAAGTGTCCATCGTGTGGATCGGAGACATTTATGGTGGCAAGAGATTTTTGGGCAACCAGACACTGTTCTTGTTGTGCAACATGGAAACCCCAAAAGGAGAGTGAGTGAAAAATTCTTGCGAAGGATTCGATGATTGTACAAATTCAGCGTTTGTTTGCTGGTTTAGCAAGTTTGTCGGTTGGTATGGACTTTGTGAGTTCTGCCTTTATTTAACATTAAACAACGATTTTATTGAGGAGAAGTGATGGAACGGGAGAATGAAGGATGAAATGGCTGGAGAAAGAATGAGCTGGAGAGAGTTTTGGATAGATGAATTTCTGGGTGAATACTCCAAACACAAGCCAGTCATTGAGCCTGATTCTGAACTGTTTCACGTCATAGAAATAGGCGCATTCAGAGAATTAGAGGCGCGCTGCAAAACTGAGTTGAGCCGAAATATTCGGCTAAGTGAGCGTATTGAAGAGCTGGAAAAAAAGCTCCGAGTGGCTGAGAAGGCTTTAGTTGGAAGGATGAAAATTATTGCCGAAGCAGACAATGAAGACCCTCATCATTCTGTAGATATTGCCGCATTGGAAGAAACCAATGACCAGGAAATTTATAGAGCACTCAACAAAATAAGGGGTGAATAATGAAATTCAGTAATAGTAAGATCATGGTGTTTCATAGAAAGACAAGTAAAGTGCAACCTTATGAATCTTTAATCATTATTCGTCCGGATGGCTTAATGGCAAGAGTTGGGCATATGGTGAATATATATTTTAATACTTGCTATTCTCCAAACTATTGGCCTGATAGTGATGATTATTGGTCTGTTTTTGACACTTCTAAGGAAGCTTATAATGCGATGAGAGCATTTGAACGTCGGGATAAGCTACCTAAGGCTGAGTTCGTGGGGTATTTGTAGTCGGCACAGATAGTGCATTTCATTAATATCAGGGGAAAAAAGGGGATATTAATGACTCATTCTAAGAAAATCTATCCAATTATGATATTACTGATTATTATTTCGACAGCCGTCGTGGCTCTAAACCACAAATTGATCGTCGCTAATGATCAACCTAAGATAGATCGCAGGCCTGCTGTATTTTGTGCACCCGATTTAGACAGCGTACCGGAATGCCAGGACAACAAGAAAATTCTTGCCGATCAAAACAAATAAAAGATACCCTCAGTAAAAATGGGGGGTTAAATAGCTTCGCTGAAAGTCAGCTACACCAAGAATCCGCATCAGAAGCTTTTCCATAACGATACAATCTCAAAAAGACTGCATATGTCGACCGGCTTTGGTGGCGGAAAAACATATGCTCTATGGATGAAGATGCTCCAGCTCAGCCTTGCTAATAAGGATGTGCATGGCGGTCTAATGTGTCCATCTTTAGTCGAATTCAAGAAAGATGTTCTGCCACTAGGCGAAGAGATCTTTGAAGACAATAACATTCCTTACAGATTTAATGGTTCTGATTACACCTTTAAGTTTCCCTGGTCTAAAGGCAAGATCTATGTGGTTTCTTCTGAAAAGAAGATCCGTGGTCCTAACTGGGGGTTTGCTGGAATCAATGAGCTCACTCTATGCCCACTTGTTAGATATAAAGAGATCATCGGTCGTGTCCGTGTAAAGAAAGCACAGCAACCTCAAGTGGTATCCGTTGGAACCCCTGAGGGTATTGCTAACGAATATTACGAATATATGATCGAAGATCCAGGCGATAAGTTCACCATCGTTTATGGAGACACTCGTCATAACCAAGCAAATCTAAGCGAAGACTATGTGCAAAACCTTGTGGATTCCTATGATAAGGTGATGTTAGATGCCTATTTAAGTGGCCTATGGGTCAATATGGCTGGCAATCGTTTCTACTATGCTTATGAACCAGATATAAATTGTGATACGACTATTCAACGAAAGTTCAGTGTTCATGGTGATAATTACCGGCAGTATCATCATACTCATATCTCACTCGACTTTAACGTTGAGTATATGACGGCCGTTTGCTGGAATTATGATGGCAGGACACTGACAGCTTTTGATGAGATTGTAATCGAGGATAATGCCTCTACAGAGAAAATGGCACAGGCCATCCTAGCCCGTGGGTACGTGCCACATCAAACGACTCTTTACCCAGACCCTGCTGGTAGAGCAAGGAAAACCGACGGAAGACCCGATCACATTGTATTGGAGCAGAACGGTTTCACCGATATCAAGTTTAGAGGCGGCGCACCGCGTATGAGAGAGCGCCAATTACATGCCAATAATCTGCTCAGTAAGGGTATAATCAAGATCAACCCAGACTCTTGTCCTTTCTTGCACAAGGATTTAGTGGGGGTAGAGCAGGACAAAATAAAGTTTGGTAAAATAAAGGACAACCCAAAGATGACTCATGCATCTGATGGGATGGACTACATGGTCGACATATTGATACCATTTAGAGGACGCACCAAGAGATCTACAACACAAAGGATCAGATAATGAGAATTCGCACCCAAGAAGAAATCCTTGATTTAGCAACTCGCAAGAAAATCATTTCAGAGATCGAGTCTTCTGAGAATAGACAGCGTAAAGATGAGGCATATCGTCGCACTCAATGTATGCGTGATAAGACTAATCAAGAAGTTAGAAAGCTTTTATTGCAGATGTTTAGCCCTAGTACGGTAAACGAAATGCAGTATTCTATGACTAATCTTTCTATCGTTAAAAAGGTTATTAAGAAATTAGCACGAGTCTACAAGGATGGTGTTAAGCGTGAAGTTCCTGATAGCCAAGAGAATACCAATAGATTGCGAGAGCTTGCTGAAAAACTAAGATTTAATCAGAGAATTAAGACATTAAATCAGGTACTTAGGCTACAAAAGAATGCTCCTATGTACATTAAGCCATGTAAGTTCATCGATAACGAAGGTGAGGAGTTTTGGAGGCCCCGTCCCACGGTGCTTCACCCTTATCTATATGATGTGGTAGAAGATTTCTATGATCGTACTCAACCACTTGTTTTTGTACTTAGTGACTACAGTCCAAATGCTCCCATTTTTACAACATTGGACCCTGCCCGTGTTAGAAATAACAATGCTGTATCAAATATTAATGGGCAAATTCGCGCTACAGGAAATAGCAGAGACGAACTCATAGCTGATAAAAAGGAAGATGAAGGTGAAAACGAAAACGACAAGCAATACATCTGGTGGTCAGGAAAGTATCACTTTACCACTAATGCCCTTGGACAAGTTCTTATCGATGAAGAAAACAACATCTTCCCAGGAAGTACTTTCATACCCAGCGAAGAACTCGGTGAGAATCCCATTGATGAGCTTCCCTTTGAAAACCTAGCAATAGACCAAGACAATTCTTTCTGGGCAGAAGGGGGAGAAGACCTTGTTGATGGCGCAATTGTTGTTAATTCATTGATGACCCAAAATAACCATATTGCTGTAACCCAAGGGTATGGCCAGTACTGGATGGCAGGGAAGAACTTGCCAGACAACGTAGAGGTTGGACCTAATAGAATCGTTAAGTTTGAGCATGAGATCAGTGAAGTAGATCCACAGCCTAGATTTGGAGTGGTGAATGCCAACCCCCCATTATCTGAATTGCAGGGCTCTATTGAAGCACAGGTTGCTTTAATTCTTACTACCAATAACTTATCTACTTCAGGATTAAGCGGCACACTTGATGGTGGGGCTAACTTTGCAAGTGGCGTAGCTCTTGTAATCGATAAGGCTGAATCTTTAGAGGATGTGAATCAAGACAGACAACTGTTTGCAGAGGCTGAGAGAAACATCTGGCGTAAGACCGCAAAGCTTATGCAGTACTTTAGTGAGCAAGAGATGCTTGATCCAGAACTAGAAGAGCTCATTATTCCGGAAGATATTGACGTAGTTCTTGAGTTTAGTGAACCACAGGTGATTGCAAGTGAGGCTGAGAAGCTTAATGCACTCGAAGCAAGGCAACGTCTTGGCATCAATACAGATGAAGAGCTTATTATGATGGATCGTAAAGACTTCACTGAAGAGATGGCCACTCAGAAACTAGAAGAGATTCGACAACAAAAGATGGAGAACATGGACCGCATGATGGAGATGACGGGTGGTGATCCTAATCAGGAAGAGGAGAATCCGTTTGGCAATCAGGACGACGAAGACGAACGCGACGACGACCAGGACCAGTAGCGAAATAGATCTTTTTGACGGTGTTTCTGCTAGTCGCCAGGCTAAAAGAAATGCCGCTGAAATTGCTGCTGAAATCATCATCGAAAATATTCAGACCGATCTAAATGCTACGAAAAGCCCTGTTTCAGGTGAGCAGTTCAAACGCTTAGATGATGCCCAGAAAAGGATCAAAAGAAAGCGTGGCGAGCCGACCATTCCTAATTTGGAGCTCTCTGGAACAATGAGAGATCAGCTTGACGTGAAGGTGACTGGATCTGGTAAAATAGAGGTGGGAGTCTTTGGAGATGCTGCTCCTAGAGCAGATGGGCACAATAATCTCAGTGGTAAATCAGCTTTGCCTTTGCGTCAGTTCCTACCCAAGGAAGGGGAGGACTTTCGCTCTGGCATTCAAAGAGAACTTAATCAAGTGATCGCAGAAGCTGTAGCTGAGTCAGTAACAACCACTCAAAGATTACCAGCAAGACGTCTTCAGAACGCCTCATCTAAGAGTGCTTTCTTTGATATCCTCAGGGAATTCTTTGTCGACTTTACCAACGCCCAGATTGAGACAGCAGTCTTTAGAAATCCAGAACTTGTGTTATTCTTTCGTGATAGAAACTTACTGAGGTTTTTTAATGGCAGTAACAATTAATAGGCGTGGCCTTAAAATCACAATCGATCTACCTACTTTAGAGCGTTTGAATCCAGACAACGTTATGAATAACGAGACTAAAGACCGCCTTGGTAATACTGCTCTTACTGCTATTAAGAGCCGCGTGACCAATGGGCTAAGTCCAGTAGAGGGTGTTCCAAGGTTTCCTGGCTATAAGTCCACTCGAGATGGTAGTGGTTATCCAAGAACTGCTGCTATTAGAGAAAAGTTTCCAGCTAAAAAAACTCGTCCTGTTAACTTAACATTGAGCGGTGAGTTTTTAAGTCTATTAACCTATAGAGTTGATCAGCTTGGAATCACCATTGGATGGTTTGATCGTCGCCAAAGAACAAGAGACTTAATCGCTACTCATCAAGAAGGTAGACATCCCCATGTTCCTAGAAGACAAATTCTACCACTAGACGAAGGCAATAGATTTGTTGCGTCAATAAGGCGTAGCATAAAAAATGTTGTGCTAGAAAGAATTACACGTATAATTAACTCGTGATCATATAGTGTGCAGTGCTACTTAATGATCCACTCAACTGTGTGCAGTGCTACAGGGAGACAACATGAGCGATACACCGAGTGATGCTACTCAGGAAACGGTAACTGCTACCGAAACGTCTAATGTGGAAACAGCCGAAGTTCAAACAACCGAGGCTTCTCCGAATAAAGACAATGGTGGAAAAAACCGTTATAAGAATGACCTTCTTAAACAAAAAGCAGCTAATAAGGAACTAATGGACCGATTAGCAGCTCTTGAGAAGGATAAAGAAGATACAAGAATTGCCTCGATGAGAGAAAAAGAGCAATTCAAAGAGCTGGCCGAAGAATACAAGACAAAGCTAGAGGACGCCGAAAGCAGGCAATCTCGTCTTAATGATGCTATTATCTTGGATAAAAAGATCAGCGCTATTACCCAAGCCGCCCTACAGATGGGCATCCGAAAGGAAGCTTTAGGTGATTTGGATCTTCTAGACTTGGATACAGTTGAGTATGAAACGACTAGTACAGGACGAGTTAATGTCCTGGATCCTAAGGGATTTGTCGAGGACCTCAAAGTAACTAAGCCGCACTGGTTCGGTAAACGCTCAGCAAAATTAAACAGTGAAGACCCTGTGGTCATCCCATCAGATGGGAGTGTCACTGTAGAAATGATTAGAAAAGCAGAGCGAGAGGCTAAAAAATCAGGAGATTCCAGCCAATATTTATCTCTCGTTAAAAGATATAAACAGCAGTAGTTTTTAAACATCTTTGAGGGGGTAAAATGGCCGATCAGCTTTTTAGAGCAGGTGCCGAAACGTCCGTTATTGTACCAGAGATTTGGTCCAGTAACTTTTATGACGTTCTACTACAGAGCAATCCATTCCAACAACTAATCGATTCTTCTTATGAAGGTGAGATTGCTAACCTTGGTGACACGGTTAGAATTTCTACAATTCCTGAGTTTAGTGAAGCTGAGGTAATTGAAGAGGATCAACGTGCAAACGCTGATGCCGTGACAATCACTCAACAAAACCTTGTTATTAACAAGCGTATTGTGAAAGATTTTAAGGTAACCAAGCGTTCATTAATGCAGTCACTTCCTTATATGGATAAAGTGCGCGATCTAGCCGCTTTCTCTATTGTAAAGAAGATCCAGGACATCATCATTGATTTGACTGTTCCGGCTGGTGCAAATGCCATTTCTTATGACTCTGGTACGACTCTTGATCTTGCTGATATTCTTGAGGCTAAAGAGATTCTTGATGCTTTGAATGTTCCAGGTGGTGATCGTTACATGGTTATGGGCGCAGCTCAGCTAAACGACATTTTCAACATTCAAGGGTTCACTTCTAGTGACTTTATCGTATCTGGTGCTCCTTTGATCACTGGTGAGATCCCTTCAATGCTAGCTGGATTTAATCCTGCTTTCACAACTGCTGCTGGAGCTGTAACGTATGCGTTCCATCGCTCTTATATGACAGTTGCTGCTCAGCAAGGAATGGCCACTGAAGAGTTCAACCTAGGTGTTAACGGTGAGCGTGGCTCTCGAATCAACACTGATTGGTTGGGTGGATTTCGTCAATTGGATAACCAGAGGGTCGTTACCATCAGCTGACGCTATGCAATATACTGGGAAACTTAAAGAGAAATATATGAATCCGATCGCTAAGAAAGCTTATGAGACTTGGCGAAACCAGCGTGCTCGTTGCAATAGACCGTCTTCTGTTAATTATAAGTATTATGGTGGAAAAGGTCATAAGGTTGAATATTCTTCTCGAGAATTTCTTGGTTGGTTTATTGAGAATTATCCTGGATCTGAAAAGGATTTGAAGAATTATGTTGTTGGAAGAATAAATCATGAAAAAAATTATTCCTTAGATAACATTAGATTTGAGACAAAGACAGTTTCGACTAATGAGATGTTAAATAGGTATCAAAATAGACGGCCGATTTTAGCAGTTTCAGAGGATGATGATTATTCAATGGCTTTTTCCAGTGCTTATCACGCTTCAAAAATTTTAAATATATCGACCGGGCACATTTCAGGAACCGCGCAAAGAAGATCTTTGGGTGTTAAATCTAGAAAACCCAAATGTGGTTATCAATTTTATTATATGGAGGTTTAGGTGTTTAAAAATAATGAATTCATGTGTGTTGTACATTACGCCCATGATGGCGGTGGATCAGGTGCGTCGGCTGACGATGCTAAATCCATTGCTTCTGGTGTAATGTTTAACGTTCCTGAAGGGGTTGTTGTAACTGACGCTCATGTAAACGTTTCCACTGTGGTTGCAGGTACTACTGCAATTGAGGTCGGAGATGGTACAGATGCTGATGGTTACGTGACTTCTGCCAACGTTACTCTTGGTACAGTTGGTTTATATGTAGGTTCTGGTGCTCTTTTGAACGCTAAGATCTATACAGCTGGCGATACCATTGACTTGGCTGCCACTGGTGCTTCAAGTGCTGGTGCCTTCGAAGTAGTTGTGCGCGGTTATAGAATTTAATGTCTATATCGGCGGCGAATAAAATACCTTATACGAGGCTTCGTTATGCGAGGTCTCAAAACCCTGACAACTTCGCCCCTTTCCTTCGCCGGTTAGGGCAACGGGTTCAGATCTACGACATGGAGTTCGCACAGGGTAAATGGTATTTATGGTTCGTCCCGGATGACACTAAATCTGACGTTAGAAGTATTGATTTAGACAATGCTTAGTAGAGAACAAATCAGGGAAGTTAGTACAATGTTTTTGCGCGAGGAGCTCGAAAAAGCTCATCAGCGTAAGTTTGATAGTCCTATTCAGGCAAATGCTTGGCGAGTGTACATTGCTGCCCTTGATAAAGAACTCAAATACAGAGGTAAAAATGAAACATTCAGAGGCTAAGAATCCAGCTTTTAACCATCATACTGAAGTTCGCTTGAGAAAGAACTCAGAAAAGAAAGCTCCTCAAAAGGTTAAGCCAGTTGTTCAAGAGCAAAGTCAGGCTGAAAAGAACCGTCCTATGCACGCTAAACAACGTGAAGAGCTAGCTGCAAAGGAAGTTAAGGTTAAAGAAAAGCTTAAGAAAGCTAAGAAAAAGGCTGAAAAGGCACAAGATTAATGACGATTTGATAGGGAGCTAATCATGGCAGTAGATGATAGGGGCGATCAGGTATTAAAGAAAGCCGCTATTGTTTTGGATGGTGGTACTCAAAATCATACCGATAAAGGATCTGAATATGTCATTCGAGTTCTCGACGAAGTAGTTAAGAATGTCTTAGACGATATTCTTGCAGCATTAGGCGGCACATCTTCCAATAATACGACAAAGACAGTGTTCAATATAGCTCTCGGTGCTGCGAACACAGAGCAGTCTCAATCTTTACCGGATGATACCGTTGCATATATTATAAAAACGCGTGGTAATAGTGAACTAAAGCTAGCATGGAGTGCCACAGAGAGTGGCACCAAATTCATAACAATAAAAAAGAATGCGTCCTTTGAGGACCAGAATTTCTCAACGTCACTGACACTTTACTTTCAGTCACCACAGACCAGTGATATAGTTGAGATAGTTGCATGGAGCATTTAGGGGGGTTTTGTGGGTATTACTTTAGATGAAATTGTTTTGACCGATGATTCGCAATCGATTGCCATTGGAAATGGGAGTGGGACGCTTTTAAGTATCGCAGCACTGGACTCTGTGGCTAGTGGCGCTGAGAATGCCATCGTCATGGCTGGTATTAGGCAAGATACTGGAGGATCTCCTGTTAGTTCAGACGGAGATTTACATCCATTCCTTTTCAATAATGATGGTGAGCTAAAGGTCGCCGCTGACTTAAGCTCTAGTGTCGGTGACGACGACGCGGACTCTGGTAACCCTGTTAAAATTGGGAGTAGAGCAGTGGATGGTTTACTTTCTGCTGTATCGGCTACTAATGATCGGGCTGACTTGTTAAGTGATATGTATCGAAGGCTTTGGATTAACAACTCTGCCAACGTTGGGATGCAGAGTTCTCAAGAGACAGTGACCGCTGTAGCTGCTGAAGTTTTATCATCACCTCTTGCTGGTCGTCGATTTGTGACAATTCAGAACCAGGGGAATCAAGATGTTTTTATTGGGCATGACGCGACCTTAACCTCAGCTAATGGCATTAAAGTTCCAAAGAAATCTAGTGCCACTTATGAGCTAGGTGAGGATATCGATATCTTTATGATCTCTTCAAGTGGGTCTCAAGATGTAAGGTTCCTAGAGGCAGGATAATGGATGAAAAAAACAGGGCTCTACATAGGGGCCTTATGAGTATTTTAGATAAAGCGGAGCACCCCTTAATGGTAAAGGAATTGCCCGCTTTTTCTGCAATCTATAACTGGACGAAAACTCTTCCAGAGAACATGATTGAAAAGCCTTCCGTTAACCATAAGAAGACATCGGTTCGCGAAAGTAAGGTTGAAAAATGAGCGGCATCACGATTGATGTAAATGAAAACGATATAGTAGACTCGCTAAATTCAACGGAGTCTACTCTTTTGGCAAACCAAACTTTCACTGGTTCGTTTGTAGATGTTACTGAGTTTGCTTCTATACAAATATGCGTGGTTTCTGATCAAGCGAGCGCTTTGGATGGCGCTATCGTCCAGTTTTCCACAGATGGAACCATTTCCGGAATTATAAGGTCACATGAATCAACTATTCAGCCTTCGACCTATGGTTTGTTTTTCTCTCTACCAAGGGAGGCGGCCTATTACCGAGTGATCTATACGAATGGGGATACCGATCAAACAACCTTTAAACTTCAATCGTTGCTCTCTACAAGCAATGCAGGAAGTTGGTACACACCGCTCGGGGGAAAGGTTACCGATACTAGTACGGCTCAGATTATTAAGGCCGCAAACATTGGTCAGCAGCCCGACGGCGACTGGGTCACTCTAAGAGCCACTGGTGTTTCTTTTGAATATTCAACCGAAAAAGCCGACTCTCCTGATCCTGTTTTGATAGCATCTGAGGAACTTGATACTGGCTGGTTGGATACGGATGGATGGGCATCAATCGAAATTTACATTACCTCCGATGTTGTTAGCATTGAAGATGGCATACAAATTCAAAGGACAATTGATACTTCAGCGATCCCCGTTTTACAGTCTGGACAATCCGAATTTCATACCTACACATCCCAAGATGTGATCAATGGATTTAAGGTTATTCGTATCCCTGCCGTTTTAGACGGGTTCAAGATGATCTATTCAAACGGTTTGACCGATCAGACGTCTTTTGAGGTTGTGATTACAAACCAGATAACATCGGCTGAACCTCCAAGCTCTCAGTTAACCGATGAGTTAAACGCTGGTAACAGGGCAACCACCACGAAAGCTAGTATTATTGCACCAGACGATAACAATAGTTTTGAAAATGTCGGCAGGAACGGAGAAGGGGTAAACGCTTTAAATATCTATTTGAAAGACATTTCAGCTGCTCTAGGCATGAAACCATACGATGCTTTTGAGACTGGGCAGATCAATGTGAATGGTAATACACCAGTTTTGGTTCCTCCATCGACTATTGCTAATCCTTCGAAACTCATGCTCCAAAACACCGACCCCATAGATGATGTCTATTATGGAAATAGCGCTTCTGTAACAGAGTTGACTGGATATCGCATAAAAAATGATCAAGAGGCGACTCTTAATATAGATGCGACCCCTCAGGTCTGGCTGATTGCTCAAAGTGGCGGTGGTGAAACTAACATACTAAACTTAGACGCTAACAATGTTGATTCAAACACTGGTGTTACAGATCCTGGTAATATGTTCGCAAGCGATGACACCAGGGCTATATTTGATAGTTTATCTGATACATGCGAAGTAAGCAGTTTTCCAGGGTCATCGTCGATAACTCTTGCTAACATTACCTCTGTTAAGATTAAGGCCGAAATGAGAAAAGAGTCTGGGGCTCCAAACGAAGTATCAGCTTTTTCCCAGTCGGTTAGTGATTTTGTAGACAACCCAGTCACTATCACCAGTCCCACAGTGACAGCAGCGAGCAACCTGATTTATATTATTTATGTTTCAAGAAGAGATATAGGAGCAGACGTCATTGACGTAACAAACACCATGGGTCTTTCCGGTTTCTCTATTATTGCTGATGTACAAAATAATGACGAGTCTCGTACTACGGCAATTATTATGACTGGGACTGCTATTGCAGATGGAACAATCTCGGTTACATTCGACACAGCAGCTGACTATGGATGTATTGGTGTTCTATCTTTTTCTAATGTGAATGAGATGAGCCCGATACATGATTTTGACACCGATTTTGGTAATGATGACAATACTCTGGATGGAAATGTAAATGTTCTTGAAAACGGCATGGTCATTATGGGGGCTGGGGCTGAGCTCTCAAGTGTGAGCTCCAGGCTAGCTGGTTTTACTAATAGAATTACAAACATAGGGTCGACTGCCAACAATGATCAAATCCTAGATGTTTCCACAATGCCTATCACAACAACCGGAAGTCAGTTCTGGTCTATGGGTTTTGATTCGACTACAGCCGACACTTCTGGGATAGCAGTTTCTCTCACGCCTTCAGATGCATTAAACCCAGTTCTTCTTGTTGGCTACGAGGTGAGCGGTGTCCCTGGTGCAACATCCATGTCGCAAGCAGTGTCTTCATTGACTGACGCGACGTTTGAGCAGGAAATTACCTCAGATAGGGCTTGGACTGAGTTGGATATTGATAATACAAGCTTAGTGCCTTCTATTGGAGTAATGGGAAATGCGAACTTAGAGATCGATAGGCTTTGGCTAGAGGTTATAGAAAGTGGTTCTAAGGCTGTAGTTTCTTATAGATATGAGGGGAATAACTAATGTCCTTGAATTTAAATAACTTCGATATTTCTTGGGACGAAATGAAGTCTAAAATCGATGAAGGAAACATCTATTATCACCACTTATTAAATGGGAGATATGAAGTTTATTCATATAGGGAGCCGTTCACATACAGATGTCGCTTTCGATCTAAGGCGGAGATATCCGATTTTGAGGATAACTATTTATCGGGAAGTAACAAAACAAGAAAGCATTCTGTTTATGCTGAGAATCCACTGGTTTTTGACAAAGGCGTTTATCAATTTGATACAATAATTTCTCATGACTGGACAAACAAACACTCTTGGCCATCTACAGACAATAGCTTGTGGGTTATTGAGCCCCAGAGTCAGACCAAGCAAGTCCGCCTAGTTAAGTCAGAAGTTCAATTTTCACACGACGTGATACTAGGGGCTAAGGTTCCTACCCCTGGGGAGTTTTATTTTGACCTTTGGTTTTACAACCCGGCATTTGATCCTGGTTCGGCAGTCACCCCCGATAACCCTCTTTACGTTCCTGGAGAAACTCCTGGGGAGAACCCACTCAGGTTCCTTTATAAGAGAACTGTTTTTGGTTCAATAAGACAAGTTTTTGACTTCGGAAATGATCACTATACTATGATGGCGTCAGTTGACGGTATTAATGCCGGTGTGACGACTGTTCGGTTTAACTATGATCAGACGATACTATTGAGGGGTGATCTTGGAGCACAGATTCGGTTTAGCTTAAAAGATCATTCACCTATGTTAGGGGATTATTGCACAGTGAGTGTTGTCATTCGAGAAGAGGATATTGAATAATGATTAGAACTTACACTGGTTATTTTTTATTTATAATGATGTTTTTTTGGGGTGGATGGGACATATATGCATGGGTTAATGACACTAATGCAACAATCAGCGTTTATATAACTGATTTTTCTATGTATTCTCCGATGCTTCCTTTTGTGTTTGGAGTTCTAATCGGTCACTGGTTGTGGCCTGCAAAAGGGAGTAAAGACTAATGGCAATATTTCCAGATTTACAAATTGAATCAAAACTCCAGATCAAAGACCGTACAAGGCTTTCAGCGTTTGGTACTTTTGTTTCAGCTGGCTCATCTGCTCTTACCGATCTCACGATTAGGCCAGGTGATGATGAGTCACCTGTGAGTGTTTTGTCTTTAACTGATAGAAACTTGGACTGGCAATTTAACGACTGGAATGGAGATTTTGATGCTACAAACAATAAAATCGACTTTCAAGAAGGTTCATCACAGCTCACTGCTACCATTACGCCTGGTACGTACACTTTGTCTGCTCTTGCTACAGAGATTAAAACTCAGATGGATTCTGCTGGTTCCAATACATATACTGTGTCTTTATCTGATGATCGACTCACTATCTCAACCACTGTCGCCTTTTCACTCTTGCCTTATACTGGCGACAATAGCTCTGCTTCTCCTCTTCCTATGCTAGGATATTTTGAGGAAGATGAGGATGATCAGATGTTCATGGGGAAAGACTCCTATGAAGCTCGTGATCGTGTTCGTTTTTTACCGAAGAATATTACGGTTTCAGCTACAGATGGAGTTGATACAGAGGCTGTGATTCAAAAGCTTTCTCTTTATTCTGTAGAGGGAGATGCTCTTTATTCAACTGACTATGATCTAACGACCAAGAAATCAGACATTTTAAAGTGGGTTAGAGAAGGTCGAAATAGCTTTCTTAAATTCCATAGGGAAGCTCAAGAGGAGATCATTGATTTCTTTAGGGGCAAAGGTTTTGCTAACATTTATAATGACCCTTTAAGAGTTAAGGACTTTGTGAAGCCTCAGGATCTTAAGCAGTGGTCTACCTTTCTAACGCTTCGTTTAATCTTTGATGATTTAAGTAATAGTGTGGATGATATTTTTGAAAGGGAAGCTAGAGAGTTTGAATCTCGTGAGATGAAACTTAGAGACCGTTATATTAGGGTTGATCTAGATGAAGACGGGAAAGCTGATCCTGGGGAAGCTATCAATATAACTTCCGGAAGGCTTTTTAGAGGATGAGTATCACCGGGGTTCTTCCTTATTTTAGAGAAAGATTAAATGGTCTCGGTCATTCTGAATGGGCAGACGCACTTAACTTCGATAACATTCCAGAGACTATCATAGATAGGGCGTACCATCTGGACTTCGGTCCATTGGTAGGAAATAGTCGAAATCAGAACGTTTCTGACTTGAGTCCTGGTGTAACTGTGAGACTATTTGTGAAGGGCTATAGAAACACGAATGAAGCTCGCGATCGTTTAATTTCATTCGCACAAGAAGCCATTTGTGATATTATTGACCCTAGAAATGCGACTATTGGTCCGGCGGTTAAAAACGTCGTATTTACCAGCATGAACATAATCCCAATTGATGGGAGCAACGACAACACGATGTATGCAGAGATGAATTTCTCAGCAAGAACATTTTTAGTATTTACAACATAATCAATTAGGGGGAAACATGAGTTCAACTGCTGCCGAAGTCCGCATCCAGACGGTCGAAGCGCGATGGGAAATCGAGGAAGCATTTTGCGTCGATTTCAAAGGCGCCACGTCCGCTAATCTTGATGAACTTTATATTTTATTTTCAACTGACGCTGTAGACTACTTTTTGTGGTTTGACGGAACTGGTTCATCAACTGCACCTGTGGTTTCTGGGCGTACCGCCATTGAAGCTGATATTAGTGGTGACAGCACGGTTGCTGCCATTCTTGCTACCGTTGATACAGCTGTGGAAGCTGCCACAGGTTATACTGGTGAAATTGATGGAACTATTCTTAGACTTACCTTGGACAACACAAACGAAGTAGCTAATGAACCGGAACAGGGCACGACTTCTTTAGCTGTGATGCCTTTGAACAGAGGTGGCAATATTCATCTTGGTTTAATCTCTGGTGACGTTGTTCCAACTCTAGAAGAAACACTTTTTGATGTGTTAGCTCACCAAACGGGTCAAACAATCTTAGCTCAGCTTCGTCAAGGTCTAGGTGTTTCTCTTCCATTAGCATTGATCGATTACAATGTGGATCTTTATAGCCAACTAGTATCAGTTGCTGGTGGCAAGTTTACTCCATCTGGAGGAACTGAGCTTTATGGACGTGGTACAGGTTCTCTTGGAAAGAATACTATTGTTAATGCTAGAAGACTGGTTCTGCACCCTTTTAATAAGGCTGCTGCTGATAGGTCTGAAGACATTACTGTATGGCTTGCTTATCCTAATGTCGATAACATCACATATAGTGGTGAAAATCCTCAAACAATGAACGTAACATTTACTGCATTCCCAGATGACAGACGTCCTGAAGATATCAACATGATTGCATTCGGAGACTCTAGTCAGTCAGGCATTGTAGCATCATAACAAACAAAGGAGCGGCGACGTGGAAATTAATTTAGGAAGTGGAAAAATTAAAGTCACATTAGGAGATAAGTCTTTTGAGATTAGAGATCCAAACTTTGAAGACATTGAGTCTATTCAAAAGGACGAAGATCAGCAAAAGGCTGTCTATAATTTTCTAGTGAGACTTGGAGCTGAAAAGGAAGTTGTCGATACTATTGGGATTATTACTCTCAAAAGATTTGTTGGCGAATTAATGGCTCCTTTCCAAGAAAAAAAGTAGATGAGCTAACTTTACTGCAATGTAGGTTAGCTCATTTTTACAATATTAATCCTCTAATACTGGGGAAGATGAGCTATAAAAAGCTTCAAAAGATGTACAACGCGATTGAGATCATTGAGGCTGATAAGGCTTTGGCTCTATTAAGTGTGCATTCTTACCCACACCTTAAAAAGTCAGGCCAACAAAAAGTAGTTCAGGAGCTTAAGAGATTATCTGAGGCAAACAAAGAAAACTATAAAGAGCCGCCACCGAGATCGATGCGTGAGCTCTACGATAGGATGATGAGGGCTTTGCGTGGCTGACGATAGAATTGAAATAGAACTGATAATTGATGAGGATGGTCCACTCCAGGCCATTCTTGATATCACTGGTGCGGTTGTTGATTCAGCTGATGACATGAGCGAAGCGATTACTAGGAATCTTAGTGACGCTTTTGAGCAAGTTAATGTTGAGGTTAGGGAGTCTGCTCGTACTTTCAGGGAACGTTTTACTGATAGCGCCAGAAGGGCTTTTCGTAGGTTATCAACTGATGGTTTAAGAACAGCCAGGGAACTCGGTAGAAATTTCACTAGACAGTTGGCTCGTGCTTTTAATCCAAGAAATTTACTTAGAAGCTTTAACCAAATAAGAAGACAAGTATTTACTTTAAGAAACGCTTTTGTTGGGGCATTTGCAGCAATTGGGGCTGGTGCTTTAATATCTCAAGTCACTCAACTTGCTTCAGCTCAGCAGGATGCAATTAACCAGTTGAATTCTGCACTCGCTACAGCCGGAACGTTTTCAGAACAAGCCAGTCAAAACTTTCAAGACCTAGCTTCAAGTCTACAAAGAACATCTCGTTTTGGAGATGAGGTTATCTTACAGCAAGCAGCACTTGCTAGAAACTTTACTCGTACAAATGAAGAAGCCGAAAGACTTGTGACCGTAGCGCTTGATGTCTCTGAAGCTACAGGTATCACTTTAGACTCAGCGGTACGAAACTTAGGTAGAACACTTGGTGGTCTAACTGGTGAGCTTGGTGAAGCTGTTCCTATTATTAGAACTCTTACACAAGAACAACTAAGAGCTGGTGAAGCTATCAATTTACTTTCAAGAAGATTTGGTGGAGCTGCTCTTGCCGCCACTAGGACATTCTCTGGTGCGCTTGCGCAGTTAAGAAACAACTTTAGTGATTTCTTAGAGAGCATTGGGCAAGGCATATCGGAGTCCCCGGCGGTTATTGCGTTCTTTAATACCTTATCGAGTTTCTTTGCAAATCTGGGTAACGACATACGTAATAGCGGCTCTAGTTTTGAATCATTTATCAGGAACGTTATTGACGGAATTATTGTCGCTGGCGAAATAACCATTGATGTTTTCGAACAAATACTAACACTGCCAAGTAGAATCCAAGGGACTTTCTTAGCGTTGAGACTAGAGGTTTTACAGTTTGTAGAATCAATATTATCAAGTATTGAAAGATTGTCAGGCCTCGGTGGTGGATTCGCTAGAGCTTTGGGTCTTGGTGTTGGCGGTGAAGCAATTGCTGATCTGGAGACTATAAGAAGTCAAATATCTGGGACCAGTGGTGAATTAGAAAGCTTAGCAAACGAAGCTATTCAGTCAGAACAAGCTTTTGATTCTTTGAGACAACGCCTTAACGAATTTCAAACAGCTTATGGAGAAGCTCTAGCAGAGATTGAAACTCAGGGCATCGGTACAGCTATAACGAATAGCACTCGTCAAGCAGCAGAAGAAGTTCCACGAGATATTCTAGAATTAAGACGAAACATTGCTTTATTAAGAGTTGATGCAATCGAAGCCATTGGTGAAGCCTTCTTTAATGAAGGTGATGAGTTCGACGCTAATGAATCTCTGTTTAGAGATCTTGGTGAGGCATCTCGTGCTGAACTTCAGCAAGTACAACAAGAACTACAAAACCTAATTACATCATCACAACAAGCGGCCATGCAGTTAAACCAAGCGTTCACGCAAGGTGTTGGTAACGCAATTTCTCAAGGTGTTCAATCAGCTGTTACGGCCTTGCAAGAAGGACAAAATGCATTTCAAGCCTTTGGACAAGCTGTATTAGGAGTATTTGGAGATTTGGCCATTCAACTTGGTCAGTTCTTTATTGTTCAAGGTATTGCGGTTGAGGCTCTAAATGCCATCAGTGGTACTGGAGCAATTGCTGCTGGTATCGCGTTAATTGCATTAGGTACACTTCTTAAGTCTTTTTCTGGGGGACAAGGAAATATTGGTGGTGGATCAGCTGTGTCCCCACCACTAGCAGATCTCGATCCAGCCGGTGGTGGTCCAGCAGGACCTGATGACTTTCAAGGTAGACAAACTGAGGTCAACGTCCGCGTCGATGGTAACCTCACAGATCCAGAAGGTGCAGCGATCGCTATTGCTAATCTCCTTAGAGAAGAAGGTTTCCAAAACTCGGTGCTTACATGATTTTTACACGATCTTCTTTTTATTATGGATATGACATCACCGCAGAACCTTTCAATGGCCGTATGGAAATTGATGAAGGGTCTGGCTCGATCACCGTCGATATTCCGGTAGGATCTTATACCTTTACAACATTAGCTGCTGCTATTCAGAATGCCTTAAATACTCAAGCAACACTTGAATACACTGTTACGATTGATCGAACGGCTAGGTTTTTTACTATTGCAGCCACTGCAAATTTTGATTTGTTAACAAACACTGCTGCAACCATTGGGCAGGCTCCTTGGGATCTCTTAGGATTTGATACTTCATCTGATCTCACTGGTGCGAACACTTACACTAGTATTTCTCCGTCAGGAAAAGAATACACTCCGCAGTTTCTTTTACAGTCTTTTGTTGGGGATGATGACTTTCAAAGACTTAATCTTGTTTCAAAGAACGTGGCATCTGATGGTGTTACCGTCGAAACAGTGGCCTTTGGTCTAGCGAAGTTTATTCAAATTGATATCAAATTTATTACAAACAGACGTGACGTGGCAGACTGCGTAAACATAGAGCATAATCCAACTGGAGTTGAGGATGCTCGAGATTTCTTGCAGAATATAACAAGGATCAAAGAGTTCGAATTTAATTTCGACAGACAAAATCCAGGAACCTTTAGGCGATGTATTGTTGAGTCGATGCCAGATTTTCAAGATGGAACGGGTTACAGGCTGCGAGAACTTTTTAATCAAGATTTAACTGACATATATGAAACCGGCGTAATTACGTTACGGGTCATCGAGTAGAGGCAACATGGTAAGTGACGGACAAAGAGCTAATGATGATACGTTTAATAATGCTTTTATGAGCAGAACGGACGACACTGATACTGTAGGTACAGTGGGCCTTAATCATCCAACAAGTGGTGGTACTATTGCCAATGCTCAGCAAGCTATTAACGATAACGCCTCTAACATTACATCTAACGACAACGATATTGCGACACTTCAAACAAACAAAGTTGATAAAGCGACACTTACAGCTGTAGGTGATATCTACGCTCGTAATTCAACTGAGCCTGCTCGAGTAGCCGTTGGTACTGATGGGCAAGTTCTCACTGCTGATAGTGGTGCCACCGAAGGTGTCTCTTGGCAAGACAGCACCGACGCTACTCTTACAACTAAGGGTGATTTGTTAACTCGTACAGCCACTGATCCTGAAAGATTAGCAGTTGGAACGGATGGGTTTGTTTTGACAGCAGATAGTGCTGAAGCCACTGGCTTAAGATGGGCTGCATCTAGTGGTGGTAGCTCAACTAAAAATGTTGTGACAAAATCTGCTGCTGCCACTCTCTTATTAACTGAAGACGTTATTTTGTGTGACACTAGTGGTGGTGCTTTCACACTGACATTGCCAACGGCGGTTGGAAACTCTGGTAAAGAATACGAGTTTAAATATATCGATAGTAATTTTTCAAACGCTTTAACTGTGGATGCGGACGGTGCAGAATTAATTGATGGTTCCGCGATGAAAACTTTAAACACACAAAATGAAACATTAAATATTATTTCAAATGGAACTAACTGGTTTGTAACATCTAGAGAACAAAGAACACCTTTTGCTGCATTTGTGCCAACAATTTCTGGATTCGGAACACCTTCAAGTGTGGATACGATGTGGGCAAGAGACGGCCAAAATCTAGTTCTTCTTTATGAATTTCAGATCGGTACAGCCACAGCATCTGAGGCACAAATGGGTCTGCCTGGTTCTTTAACTATAGATTCAGTCGTTGTTCCTACAATCACTCAAGTTGGCGCAATCGCAACGTCTTATAACACCGTCGGCGGTGTTTCTTATCATGCTTTAATTACAGGTGGGGATTCTTATATTAATCTTGGTCGTGGTGGAACTACAACCAGCGGTCTTGTTCCATTGGATGGAAATGCCATTGGAGACTCTGAGCAAGTATCATTCATGGTTCATATTCCTATCACTGGTTGGGGAAGTTAAAATGGATGAGCAAAAGATTCAGATGTTAATTGATAATGAACGAGAATGGAGAAAGCATTTAATTAAGGATCTCGAAGAGGTGAAGTCCGACGTTAAGGAGTTAAGAGAGAAACAGTCTACTATGAGGTATAAGATTTTTACCTTAATTGTTGCTATTGGCGCTTTTGCTGGGAAGGGTGCAGAATATATTTATAAGCTTTTTTGATGGTTAGCTGGGGCGCTACATTGTGAGTTTCTTCTTTGTCGCCGCATCTTTGTTGCTTAAACTTTGTAGCGTCCCTTTAACCATTTTATAAGGAGAAAATAATGGGTGAAGAAAAAGGTATTAAAGAATTAAAAGAGTTAGTTGTGTTTTTTGCAGAGGTTGGCAGCGCTGCTGATAAAGCATCTAAAGATGGTCTAGGATGGGATGACGCTGGTCATTTTGTTCCTGCTCTAATGGCAGCTCCTAAAGCTTTTGATGGTTTAGAAGAGGCTAAGATGGAAGCTAAAGATCTATCTGAATCTGAAATGGCTGAAATTAAACAAGCATTGGCTGAGAAGCTTGATCTTGTTGATGATCAGCTTGAAGTACTTGTTGAGAAAGCTCTTGGAGTTATCGTAAACATGTACGGTATCTATAAAGAAATCCAAGCGATGAGAGCCTAATGAGATTAATCTGCGTCCTTTTTCTTTTTATTTCATCATGCACTAGCTATGAAACATCTCCAGTAATGGATGAGGAAATGAAATATGAGAGAGATATCACAATGCATGTTTCCATGCTCAATGGTAACTCTTGGACGCAGTATTATCTTATCAATGGATCGGGCGTCATGCCAAAAGCTGACGCCTATAAAATAAAAGTCTATCCCCCGGGAAAGGCTGATATGATTACAGTGACTTCTTGTCATGTTAACAAACGAACTCCGAATCCTGAAAAGAAGAGCAAGTGGTTTAAAAAAGGTTATTATGAGTTTGAAGTTCCATTTAAGAACACCGTTGATGCAGAGAACTTGTGTTCTTTTGACATTGGGGTATTTGAAAAGGACAAGGGTAGACATGCTTGGGGTTTAATCGCCATATCTGACGCTTCAAGATACAATATGCCAGCTACTATGAAGTGCAATGGAACGAGAAAAAGATACAATGGGACGTCTGTTTGCCAAGCCAAGGAAGGCTTGATCCAGGGTTATGAATTCAAGGAAAAGGTTAGCGTTGCAAAAGTTGTTGGCTGTGAGATTGCAAATATCTCGAGTGATCAAAAATATTCTGCTACCTGGAGATTTGTAATGCCTCGGGGAGAATGTGAGGTGTTCTTTGTTTCCTATGATGATCCTATTGGAAAAGTTCACCAGGCGTTTCTT